CCGCCTGTGACGCCCGAAAAATTATAACTCCTAGAATTTCGACTTGAGAGTTAAGACTCGAAACGCCGGTGTTCAAATGAGAGGTAAGAATCTCCGCCGGAATCATCTTCCGGTTCTATGCCCGACGTTCCGAAAGCGACGATAATTACTTACTCCAAGGAAGTGCAAAGCTTCGAGTCCTTCTCCGAACCTACCTCGGCCATTGCGAGATCCGTACCGCAATGGGCGCACTGGATAATTAAAACGCCGAGACTTTTCGAAAACCGGATCCAGGTAGGAACCCGTGGACCGCAATAACACGGGATACTTAAATAAACGTCGTCGACCCCGTCCGGACTCTCCACATTTTCTAAAATCTCTCTCGTTATCGCCTTCATAAACCGATAACTACCCGTTCCCTCGCGTAGTTACCTCCGCGATGCCTTCTCCGATCTCTCCCGGTAACGTAAAGGAACTCCTCCGATGGTCGGTCGAGGCCTCCGCCCGCGAGTTCGGCGTTTCGAAGGACTGGATAAAGAAGCGCCTTATCGAGGTAAACGAGAACCCCGACGCGAAGGATAAGGCCTACTCTACGGCCCAGATCGTTAAAGCCGTCTTCGGCGACATCTACGGCGAACGGCTCCGCGAGACGAAGGAGAAGGCCGATAACTGGGCCCTAAAGAACGCCCAGCTCCGGGGCGAGCTTCTCGACCGGAACTCGATCCTACGGGGTATGGAGCATATCGTCGCTGCGACGGCCCGGCTTATCGACGCCTCTAGCCTTTCCAAGACCGAGAAGACCGATCTCCGGAATACCCTAGCGACCTGGCCCGTAGTTGTTCGGGGAGTAGCTGAGAAGCAGTCGCACGAAATCGCCGTCGGAAGTAAGAACGGGAAGGAGGGAGGAGAAAATGGCGAAGAAGAGGATTAGGCGCGATCCGATCGAGGCCGAGACGCGGGACGAGGCGAACTGGATCCGCTCTCTTCTAACCCATTTCGCCCCCCGTAAACCGATCGCCCCGAGTAAGTGGCAAGAACTCTACCGGTTCGCTCCTCCCCATTCCCCGAGAGCAGGAAAGTGGCATAATGATCCGTACCAAGTCCAGCCCCTCGATACGATCCTCGAAGAAGGGGTCGCGAGCCTAACCCTAATGTGGTGCTCCCAATTTATCGGTAAGTCGAGCATCGTTGAAGGGATCCTCGGCTGGCAGATCGACCAGGATCCAAGCGCTTGCGTCGTCGTCCATCCGACCGGCGATAACGCGAAGGTCTGGTCTAAAAACCGGTTTACCCCGCTAATCGAGAGTATTCCGGCCCTAAGAAAGTTAGTCGACCGTAAATCCCGCTCTAATATCGGGTCCGGCGAAAACACTGTTAGCCATAAGCTCTACCCCGGCGGCTACATCGTCGCCGGAGGCGCTAATAGCGCCGCCCAGCTCTGCGCCCATACGGCCCGGATAACCTGCTTCGACGAGACGGACCGCTACCCGGCGATGGTCGGGAAGGTTAACCGGGAAGAGGGCGATGTTATCGTGTTAGTTGAACAGCGCTCCGCCCGGTTCCGGAACGCCTTCTCGATTAAGACGAGCACTCCGACGGTTAAGGGTTTTAGTAGGATCGAAGAAGAGTTCGGGAAGACGGATAAGCGGAAGTGGTTTGTAAAGTGCCCGAACCCGAAGTGCCGCCTCGAATTCGTAATCCTCTGGAACCATATAAAGGTTCCCGAAGAGAAGGACGCGAAGGGAGAGATCGTTTCCCGGTATACCGCGAAAGCTTACTTAGAGTGTCCGAGCTGCGGTACCCATTATAACGACGACCGGAGGCAGGAGATGGTCCGGAAAGGCCGATGGATCGCTACTAATCCGGAGGTTAAGAACCATCGGGGCTATTGGGCGAACGCCTTCATTGTACTCGGTCCCGGTAAGGCCGGGTACGAGAGCTGGATGCATTACTTCTGGGACCGGTACCTAGCGGAGTCGGCGATGGGTTCCCGGGCGCTCCGGGAGTGGCAAAACTTAATCTGCGCCGAGACCTACGAGATCGAGAGTATTCCGCCGCCCGACTTTTTGACGTTGTATAACCGGCGCGAGTATTACGACGAGTTCGAAGGGGAGATCGTTCTCCCGGAACGCGTCCTGTTACTGACGGTCGGGATCGACGTCCAGCGGGACCGGGTCGAGATGGAGACGGTCGGTTGGGGTCTGAACGATGAAAGCTGGGGGATCGAGTACCGCGTCCTCCGGGGTAACCCGCAACTCCCGAAGTTCTGGGACGACGTCGATACCTACATAAAGAAGACCTTTCGGCATCCCTCGGGGCATATCCTCTCGCCCTACTGCACCTTAATCGATACCGGCGATAAACCGCATCCTATGTACGCCTTCGTCCGGAAGTGCGCGCCCCGGCTCGTCTTCGCGAGTAAAGGCTTTCAGGGGTTCCAGCCGAATTGGTGCAATCGGTCCGGCGGTTCTAACCAGCGGCTCTTTATCCTAAAGACCGATACCCCGAAGGAGAATCTCTACTCGAACCTCCGACTAACCGATTACGGGCCCGGCTATTGCCACTACCCCTCGAACGACGCTTCGAATTACGATACGACCTATTTCGACCAGTTAACGAGCGAACGTTTAGTACAGACTAGCAACTTCCCCCATTTCGAACTTCGCGCTTCCCATATCCGGAACGAGTCGCTCGACGTCCGGGTACTGGCGATGGCGGCGCGGGAAATCGCCGATCCGGATTGGGAGAAGACGCGGGCTTGGATCGCGTCGCCCCCGTCTAAAGATTGGCGTCCGAAGCCTCCGCCGCCCCCGGTCCCGGTTCCTCCGCTCGTCGTCGAAGACGGGTCGCTCGTCCCGAAAGAAGCTCCAAGGCCAGAACTTGTAGGGGCGAATAGTACTTCTCCTCCGTCTGGGCCGCGCCGTATTTCGGGTACTGGTTGGTCCCGGCCATTCTAATGGCGGAAAAATCGGTCGAAGAAGAGAAATTCTACTTTAACGAAGAAACGGTCTTAACGTTGTACTTCCGTTGGAAGGAAGCGAAGGAGGACCTCGCCCTTTTAAACGAACTCCTTCTTTCCTGTCTCCCGATCGTCGAGCGGTTAATCTCGCTCCGGGGAACGACCGATTTCGAGAGCGTCGAAGAGTTACGGAACCGGGCGCTTCTCCGGTTAGCGAAAGGGTTCCGGCGATGGTACGATCCGGCGAAAGGCCGGATCTTTACCTTTATTACGAAGACGACGGAGCATGGTCTCGTCGACGCCGTTCGCCGCCGTCGGCGGGTTTCCTACCGGTATCTCCCGTTCGACGATCTTCTCGAAAATTCGGTCCGCTTCTCGGTAAATGGGCAGGAGCACGGGCAAGCGGTCGACGATATAGCCTACCGGGTCCGGCGGATCCGGACGCTCTCGGTTTGCCCTTTCGAGCAAGAGGCCCAGCGTTACCTCGTCCGTAATCTTCTCGAATCGAATTTCGCCTTCCGTCGGCACGAGGCCTCGGACGCGATCGTCGTCGTTTACGGCCTAACCCCGGAGCGGGCCCGGAAGCTTTACGATATTACCCTTCTCGCGATCCGGCGCGTTTTAATCGATAAGCGGAAGCTTAAGCCGATCGTCGCCGCCGATCTAATCGGGACCCGGGGCCGGGCGCTTCTCCGGTACGCGAACGTTCTTACCCCCGACGAATTCTCCCGGCTCGCTTACCTAATGCGGAACTTAGCCCCGGCGATTATCGAGGAGGGGGAATTTACCCTAAAGGAGATCCTTTACGGCTCCGAGCGGGGAGCCTACCTATTCCGGGGCGAGTTCCCGCTAAGGGTTCCCTTATTCGAGGATACGGCGGTTTAAGCGAACGTAGTTACCCCTTAACGATGTATAACTCGCCGCTAATTCATCCCGTCTTCCCCGATCTCCTCGTCGCCGGAGATTCTTGGGACGTGACGATGCCCTCCGGGGAATACGGCGGGGGGGATTGGACCGCCATTTTAACCTTCGGAGCCGGAGAAACGAAGCTCGTCTCGACCGCGATTCTCGACGGGGATAATTTCCTCTGGACGATAGCGGGGACCGAGACCGCTCCGCTCGCGACCGTCGGAATAAATCCGTACTTGTTTACAATAACAGTAAGCGACGGCGTTCGCCGGTATACGGTCGATACGGGCCGGGTAAACGTCATTCCCGATATTACGACGACCGCGAATATAACGGGGACGAAGACCAACCTCCAGCTAATGCTAGAGGCGTGCGATAAATGTCTTACCGCGCTTCTAGGGCAGAAGACCACGATGGTTCAATTCGCGGGCCAGATGTACCAGTTCCACGAACTCGATAAGCTCTTTAAAGTCCGCCAAGCCCTCGCCGCCCAGGTCGCCGACGAGGCGGATTCTTTACGCGGCGCTTCCGCCTACCGGCAGTTCGTCTCGACCTTTATCGAGTACTAGAATATGGCGATCCTTTCTAGCCTTCGTAACCTTTTCCTCGGGCCGCCGGTCTCGACGGCGATCCCGGAGATCCGGCTTAAGGAACGCAGTATCCCCGGGGATACTGGACTTCCGTCGATTTCGCCCGGGACGCTCTGGTCGAAAGAGGACGCTTGGCTCGACCGGGCGCTTAATCCGTACAGCGAGCGTTTATACGACGCGGCGGCGGTCCGGCCCTATACCGCCGACTGGCAAGGGTTCGCGACGTCCGGTTCCTACGAGATCCTAAACGCCTGGCGGAGGATCTGCTATCTAGCGCGGGATCTCGAACGGAACAATAGCCACGTTATCGCCTTTCTCCGGGAACTCCGGAATAACGTTCTCGGCTCGACCGGTATCCGGATGCAGCCCCGGGTCCGGCTTCAGCGGGGCGGTAAGCTTAATAAGCCGTTGAACGCCCTAATAAAGGAGGCGTGGCTCGATTTCCGGAGGAGCGGGGTTTACGAGGTAACGGAACAGTGGTCCGGAGCGACCCTCGACGAGATGTGCTTACAACGGATGGCGACGGACGGCGGAGCCCTCCTTAAGCTTCATCGGGGCTATCGGGGTAACAAGTACCGGTTCGCGGTCCAGGCGATGGAGGTCGACTCCCTCGATATAATGGCGAACACCTCGAACCCGCCGAACGCCAACCGGATAACCACCGGCGTCGAGACGAACGATCTCGGAAAACCGGTCGCCTACCACTGCCTCGACTTCTATCAAGCGGACCTCTGGTCGAACCAGATTACCGGTAAACGGGTCCGGATCGAAGCGGAGGATATGCTTCATCTCTGGCTCCCGACTCGGATTACCGCCGTACGAGGGATCTCGTGGTTTACGTCCGCGATGATCGACCTACGGATGCTCGGGAAGTACGAGGAAGCGGCGGTTATTAGCGCCCGGAATGCGGCGGCGAAGATGGGCTTCTACGAGCGGACGATGGACGCTCCCCGTTACGAGGGCCAAGGCCAGCGGCCCGACGGCTCGATTATCGAGGAAATTACGCCCGGCCTAATCGGGGAGCTTCCCCCGGGTTACACGTTTAAACCCTTCGATCCTGGTCAACCGAACGAACAATATGCGCACTTCAAAAAAGGCATTTTGAGGACGATTTCGAGCGGGCTCGGGGTAATGTATTCGAGCGTCGCGAACGATCTAGAGTCGGTTAACTATAGCTCGGCCCGGTTCGGTAAAGACATCGAGAACGAAAACTGGCGTTGTCTCCAGCGGTTCCTCGTCGAACAGCTACTCGCGAAAATCTTTAAGCCTTGGCTAGAATGCGCGGTTCTGGCCGGGATTATCCCGATCCCGTTTAGTTCGGTCGACGCAGTCTGCGCGAGTATCGTTTTTCGGCCCCGGGGATATTCCTACGTCGATCCGACGAAAGAAACTCAATCGGCCCTCGCTTCGATCGACGGCGGTCTCGCGACCCGGCGGAAAGAGCTAGGCGATCTTGGAATCGATTACGACGAGTTTCTCGACGAGGTCGAGGCCGAACGCGACGAGCAGGAGGAACGCGGGATCGTTTTCGTTAACCCCTATTCCCGACAGCCGGAAGTCGAGGCGACGACCGAAGATCCTTCGAGTTCCCCGGGGAATCCTCCTTCGACGGAAAGTAGCGCCTCGACGAACGGTTCGGCGAAACCGGCGAAACGGGTCTAAGCGACGGAAAGCGGGGGCGTAGTTAGGGGTTATGGATCTCCCTCTCCAGTTTCGCGCTTTAACCCTAGTCCCCGAGAATCCGGTTAATCTCGAAGAGCGGACGGTCCGGATGAGCTTTTCGAGCCGGGAACCGGTCGCCCGGTTAGTCGAAGGGAAAATGTATTTCGAGCGTCTCTCGCACGAGGACTCCGCGATCGATAGCGTTCGGCTCGAAAATCGGAGCGTCCCGTTTCTCGATAATCATAATTGGGACCGGGTCGGCGGGAAGGTTATCGAGCACTCCGTCCGGGGCGATAAAGGGTACGCGACCGTGAAGATGAGCCGTAACCCGCTCGGGACCGAGATGCTTAACGACATCTCCGACGGCGTCCGGACCGAGGTAAGCGTCGGGTACCGGGTAATGTCGATGAAGCGGACCGGGAGTATTGACGGGAAGGACGAGTTTACCGTGACGCGGTGGATGCCGTACGAGCTTTCGTTAGTCGGCGTTCCGGCGGACGCGACGATCGGGATCGGACGGGCGGCGGAAGACCTTTATCCGGTCGAAATCGTCGACGAAGAACGGGCCGATAAGGCCGACGACGACGACGATCATTACTCGACGTACGGCGACGTCGAGTACGCCGATAAGAAGAATCATAAGTACCCGATCGATACGAAGGCGCACGCCAAAGCGGCCTGGAGCTACATAAATATGCCGAAGAATGCGGCGAAATATAGCTCCTCGGAACTCTCGACGATTAAGGGCCGGATTAAGGCCGCCGCGAAGAAATTTGGGATCGAAGTTTCCGACGAAGAGCGGGCCGAAGTAGCCGCGACGCCGGGCGTAGTTAGCGAGTTAGAACACCGAAAACTTATGGCCGATAACGAATCCACCGCCGCTAACGCTAAACCCTTCGTTGAGGTTGTCGTGGAGACGCCCGACCAGATCCGCGAGATCGAACTAACCCGAACGCGGGAAATTATGGCGGTCGGGAACCGCTTCGGCGCAATTAAAGAAGCGGAAGAGTACGTCCGTTCCGGTAAAATGCTCGCCGACTTTAACTCCTATATCCTGGAGAACAAGGTCAATACCGCTCCGCCGATCTCGGTCCGGACCCTCGACTCGAACGTCGGGACGAACGCCCGGGAGCGGAAGCAGTACAACCTAGCGAAAGCGATCCTAGAAGGCGCGGAACATATTTCCGGGTTCGAACGCGAGATGTCCTTAGAGGTCGCGAAACAGGTAGGCCGTAATCCGACCGGTTTCTTCATTCCCGAATTTTCCCTTATGCCGCAGGGGATGCCGGGAGTGTACTCCCGGGCCGGAGATCTTCTCGCGACCGGCGGCGCTTCGACCGGCGGCGCTCTCGTCCCAACGATCATCGATAATAGCCTTATCCCGTTCCTCCGGACGAAGATGGTAATTGGGCGGATGGGGGCGACGGTATTCTCCGGTCTAACCGGGAATTTCGCTATGCCCCGCCAGACGTCGACCGCGACGGCGACCTGGAATTCCGAAGTCCAGGACATTACCCGGTCCGGCCAAACTTTCGATCAGGTCGTTTTCCAACCCCAACGGCTCGGCGCGGTTACCGCGTTCTCGAAGTGGCTATTGCAACAGGCCGTCGTCGACGTCCAAACCGTCGTTCGCGACGATCTCCTAGAGACCGTCGCCCACGCCCAGGATAGCGCCGCTCTTTACGGGACCGGTATTAACAACCAGCCGGTCGGAATTTTCGCGACGACCGCCGATACCGTCTGGCCGTCCGCGTATACGAAGATGAGTCCTTCCGTAACCTTCGGGAGCGGGTACCCGACCTGGAGTAAAGTCGTCCAGTTCGAGGGTAATATCGAGAGTAATAATATCGATCTCGACGATGGGACGTGCGGGTACGTTACGAGCCCGAACGTTAAGACGCTCTGGAAGACGATGGCGAAAGTGGATCCCCGGGCGACGAATCAATTTTATCCTTCCTTTATCTGGGAGGACGGAGCGGCTCCGGGAGAAGGCCGGGTAAACGGCTTTAAGGCTCTCGCGACGAATCAGATTACCAACGACAAGGTAGTCTTCGGTCGCTGGCGGGATCTAATCTCGGCGATGTGGGGAGGGATCGATCTAATGACCGATCCGTATACGCTAGCAAGTACCTTCCAGATCCGGGTTATTATTAACCTGATGTGCGACATCGACTTCCGGTACGGCCCCGCTTTCTGCTACTCGACCGACTCGGGGCTCTTCAAGTAAGAGACTTTTCTTAGATAGACGGAGCCCCCGGCGAATAAGAGTACCCGGGGGCTTTTCTTTTCCGGCGGGAGGGAGCGCGTAGTTAAGGGGGAAATGTCCGAAGTCTCCGATAATTTCCTCGACGCCTTCTCCGACGCCCTTTCGGTCGACGGCGACGATATTCTCTTTACCTTCGCCGACGGGGTTCCCCGGCTTATAACCTGTCTCTGGGTTAAGGACGTCTCGGCCTATATGCATACCCATACCCACGGGACGAACCCGGTCCTTTACGAGAACCAGAAGATCGCCCTTATCCGGGAGGCCGACGTTCCGGCGAACGCCCGGATGCGGGCCAACGATTATCTCTTCGTCGGTAATACCCGGTATAAGATTATGCAAGCCCGGTTAAAGGATTCGATCTGGACGCTACAACTAATGATCCTGACGACGTCGTAAACGTATGCCTCTAATCGATATATCGTGGCGGGTTGAGAATCTCGATAAGGTTATCTCGGATCTTTCGAAGATCCCCGGCGGAGCCGCTTTCGCCGTCTCGCACGCCATTATGGATACGCTTCGGGCGGTCCGGACCCAGGCGGCCCGCGCCGCCCGGGAACGTTATAATATTCCGTACGGCTGGGTTTTAAAAGCGTTCGGGACGCCGCGAGTAGCGGGAATGTACGGTCTTCTCCGGAGTACCGGAGCCCGGGCTCCGCTCCACCTTTTCCCCCACTCGGATATTCGACCGAGTGGCGTCCAGGTCCAGGAGGTTAAGGGCCAGACTATGCTTATCCGGCACGCCTTTCGCGAGGCCGTCGTCGGACGCGGAAGCGGGTATACCGGTTACCGGGGCGCTCCAAAGTATCCGATCCACGCGATCGTCGGTCGGGCCGCGCCGCAAATGATCGACGAACAGAGTACCGTCTGGCCGAAGATCGAAGCGTTCGAGCGTTCGAAGCTCCAGGAGCGGCTCGCCCATTACATCGGAGCGATCCTCGGAGGGGATATTAAAGTCTAATGAAAGGGTTCGGATTTACTCCGCTCGATCTCGAACGGGCCGCGATGCAGTCGATAACCGGTTGGGTTAATAATCCGCCGATCCTCGTCCGGAACCCGTACGATCCGAAGGGACCGCCGGTCGTCCCGACCGTCTACCAGGGGCGGATCCCTTCCGTCGACGCCGGGCCCGAGAACGGGCTTCCGCTTTATAAAGCGCCCTCGATTGCCGTCTGCTGTTATGCGATGTCCTATAAACGGGAGAGCGGGGTCGGTACGCTCCACGCCGCGATCTTAACCTGGGACGACGATCTAACCCGGAACGGCTACGAGGACACCGCCAATATCATTAACCGGCTTATTACCGGCTTCTACGAGATCGGCGTTCTCGGCGAAAGCTTTCTTCTTCTCGACGATACCGTCCACGGCGACGTTATCCTCGATCCTTCGGTCGATTTCTTCGGGTATTTTCTCGGAAGCGTCGAAGCGAAATTCGGGTTAATGACCCCGGGAATAAATGAAGGCCCTCTCTATGGCTCGGAAGATTATACCATCTCCTAAACCGAAGATGCGGATTTATACCGGCCCGAATAGCCGCGAACTCGGGCTCCATACCTATATGCGTTTCCCGGGCGAATACCCGGAGCACGTCGCCTCGGCGCTCGCCGAGAATCCCGGCTTAGAATCGTTCTTCGAAGACTTCTCGACCTGGGCCCGGCGGAGGCCTCCGGGAGCGATGCCGCCCCGGACGAAGCCGCTCTTTCCGGGGCCCTCGAAGCTACCGCCGGTCGGTAAAAAGACCTTCTCGCCCTTCCGGGTAAAGTAGCGGCCCGGCGAGGGGGAGTAGCCGTCTCGCGGGGCGTAGTTAGCGGGTAGCTATGGCCGCTAATCCTCGCGACGTTCAAGTAAGTGACGCCCCTACGGCGCTCAAAGTAATAACGCCGGTCGACTCGGCCCATATCGTGGTAGTTGCCGCCGCTCCGGTTCATACCTCTCCGAACTATATCTGGACGACGCCGGGAAGCGGGCTCTCGCCGTACGCGAAGGTGGTAAATGCGCCCGTGAGTTGCCTCGTCCCCGCCGACTTTACGACCGCGCTCGGCTACTCGACCCGGTTCGGTCCCGGGACGACGAATCCTTACGGGGCCGCCGAGGTTTACGATTGCGCGATGGTCGAGAACCGGGTCTCCCCGGTTACGGTTATTAACCCGTTCGACCCGTGGTCGATGAGTACGTTCCGGACGATCGCCGGGCTTACGATTTCCGCGTCGAATACGATCCTCGTCGACGGCGAAGTTATTCTCGCTTCCCTCGTCGTAAAGGGCTCTAGCGGAACGCATTACACTTCGGGGATCGATTATAATTTCTCCTACAACGACGGGACCCTCCTCCAAGGGACGATCTCGGTTTTCGCGAATTCCGCGCTCTCGAACGAGCCGACCGTAACGGTTACCTTCTATACCCCGAACCTCTCGAATATCGATAAGAACGATATTATCGGCGGGGTCGACGTTAACGGGAACTCTTCCGGTCTCGCCGTCCTCGAAAAAGTTTTCCCGGTTACCGATCTCGTTCCGGCTCTGGTATTGACGCCCGGCTTCGGGGCCGATCCCGAGGTTTATGCCGCTGCGAATGCCCAGTGCCAGAACATTAATAACGGGCGGTTCCGGGCGATGTACATCGGGGACATCGACGCCCATAACGTCCGTCAGTACGGCCAGATTAACCTCTGGAAGAATACGAATAATTTCGTCTCCCGGTTTACTCTTGCCGGATGGCCCGCCGTCGAACTCGGCGATAAGAAGTACCACGCCTCCACGATGGAAGCGGTCCTCTGCGCGAATACCGATAAACAATTCGGCGGAATTCCCTACGTCGCGCCGAGTACGAAATCGGCCTCGATTACCGGGACGATTCTCTGGGACGGGACGCCGGTCTTTATGGACCCGACCCAGGCCGATTATATCGAGAATCTCGGGGTCTTTACCTTCCTAAATTTCCGGGGCTGGAACAGCCTGGGCGATTTTACTCTGGCGTGGCCGAACGACTCGGATCCGGTCCATTTCTGGATCCCGATCCAGAGAATGTTCATTTGGTTAGGCAACACGCTTTCTGTAAATTTGCACCAGTTTATTGATTTGCCAGGGAACCTCCGGACCCTCTCTTCGATTAACGAGACGATTCAGGCCTACCTTAATACCCTCGTCCAGGCCCAGGCCGCTTGGACGGCCCGGTGTACCTTCAATCCGGACGAGAACCCGATCGAGGAAATCCTTCGAGGACGTTACCATTTTACGATCCTCTGGTCGCCGCCGACTCCGATCCGGACCCTCCTAATTTCGCTCGTCTACGATACCGTCGGCCTCGCCGCTTCGATTACGAATATCCAGCTCGTTTCCACTTAATCGCCTCCGGCGTAATTAGCCTCGACTATGCAATATCCATCCGCGTGCAAGAACTATAAGGTCTATAACGACGCCGATGCGCAGTTCGTGGGACTGAGCGATATTACCTGCCCAAAGCTCGTTTTTACAAAAAATGATATTAAGGGCGCGGGGCTCGGCGGAAGCTTTAATCTACCGGTCTCGGGTCAAGTAGAGCCGATGACTTGTACGCTCAATTTCCATACCAATACGATCCAGTCGCTCTCGATCTTTAGCGGGGAAGGAGCGCGGATCCGGTGCCTCTCTTCCTTGCAAGTGTACGATACCTCGAAGGGTAAATTCGCCGAACTCCCCGAGGAGGTAATAATGAACGTCGTTTCCGACTCCCAGGACCTCGGGAAACGGGAGAACGCGACGAAGGCGATGGTCGTACTCGAATTCTCCGTCCTCTATCTCGCCCTTACTTTTAACGGTACCAAATATTGGGAAATCGATCCTTTCTCGAACGTCTGCATCGTTAACGGGGTCGACCTTAACGCCCAGACCCGCGCCAATATCGGTTAACGCTTTTCTCATAAGCAAAACCCTTCCCTTCTCCCGAAAAGAGGGAAGGGTTTTTTCGTTTCCGGGGGTTTCGCGTAGTTAGAGGGCGAAAGAAAATGAAGAAGATAGACGCGATCGAGGAAGCGGTTCGGGCTGTCCATACTCCGGGCGAAGTTCCGGAACCTCCGGTAGAAGCGAAGGAGGATACCCGTTACGTTACTTTAAAGAAACCGATTACCGTCGGGAACCGGGTAATCGATAAACTCTTTTGCGACGTTTCGGAGATGAGCGGGGAGCAGTATTTCCGCTTAGTCCACCGCTTCCGGGACGAGAACCATTACGTCTTTTCGACCTCCCTTAATAAGCTCGGGGAAGACATCTTCCAGGGGATGGTCGTCGCCGAGCTAAACTCGATTACTTTCGAAGATCTCCGGAAGCTTAGTTTTAAGGACGTCCACAAGGTTTTCCAGCGGGTGCAAAATTTTTTATATTCTGCGGGGTAAGCCTAGAACGGGCGGCTACTCCGGACTACGACCCGGTCGAGACCTTACGGGGGCTTTATCTCTGCCTCTCGCACGAGCGCGGCGATATAGCGTATTGGCTCTCGTTACCGATCTTGGAAGCGGCGATCTGGATGAAAAAACTTTCCGATCTTCATAAAGAGTCGTCGTAGTTACCCTCCGTATATGGCCGAAGGTAAGGTCGAAGCCTTAAATATCGAGATAATGGGGAAGCTAGACCCTTCCCTAATCGCGGCGGTCAACGCCGCCAAGGCCCGCCTTAAGGAACTCGGAGCTGACGCCCGGACTTCTTCCGAGTTTATGAAGCGGTTCTACGCTCAGGCGTTCGACGGTATGGGGGCGAGCGCGAAGAAAGGGGAGAAGGAGGTAAAGGGCGTCTTCGCCCGGATCGCCGAGGCGGGAAAGAAATCCGCCGAGCATATCTCGCACTCTTTTAAACACGCCTTCCACGAAATCGGGACGGAGGTAATGCGGGGGATAGGGTTCGGGGCCGGGTTCTCGATCGTCGGTAATATCTCTCAGGGGATCGGTAACGCTATGGAAAGCGTTAAGGAGTTCGCCCACGGCGCGGTCGAGATCCACGCCGAACGGGAAGCCCTCCAGTCGACAATCCACTCGATCCTCGCTTCCCAAGGCCGGGGCGGCCAAGCGGCGGCGATGGATATGATGTTCCGGTCGTTCGAGGGCCAGAAGGGTCCCGAGACCTACCAGCAGCTCTCCCAGGCGACTAGCCTTCTTCTCGGCGCGGCTCCGGAACGGTTTAAGACGGTCGGATCGGTCGAGACCCAGTTACAGCATCTCGCCGACGTTTCCCGGGACGCGACCGCCTTTAGCGGCGTTACCCAGGCCTACACCCGCATCCTCGCCGAGGGTAAGGTCGACGCCGCCCATCTTCGGGAGATGTCGGTCGATACCGGATTTAATTTTAAGAAGGCGATGGCGGACGCGTTAAAGCTCTCTCCGGAGCAGTTAACGGACCTAATGAAGAAGGGGAAGATAACCGGGAAGCAATCGATCGATGCCCTAATGAAAGGGATGGAGCTTATGACCGGGCCCGGCGGCGCGGCCTACCAGCACGCCGAAGCCCAGCTCCAAGGGTTAAACGGGATCTTTAAACGCTTCGAGGGCCACTTCCAAGACTTCCAGGATTCGTTCGGGATGCAGATGGAGAACTTTCTCCGCCCGATCGCGAACGAGGTCTTAAAATATCTTACCCCGTCGGTCTTAACCCACGCCTTCGACCGGTTCGAAGGCCTCGCGAAAGGGCTCGGGATCTCGATCTCCTACCTAATAGAGGCTTTCGGTAAGGAAGGGAACATTACCAAGTTACATACGCTAGGCGACGCGGTAAAAGGCTTCTTCGCGACCGTTTTTAATTTCGGTAAGGAGCCGATGACCTTGACCGGGCATATCTCGCCGAACGAGATCGGGGAGATGATGAACCCCCGGTGGCAAGCGAAGCTCGACGAATTAGCGAAGACGGTTAGCGGAGCCGCCGAGACGCTCTCCGGGATTATAAAGGCGATTACCGAGAATTGGGAGAATATTAAGAAGGGGATGCTCGCCGTCGCGGAGGTTTGGACGGCGTTTAAGATTGCGGGCTGGATAAAGAATATCGCCGAGTTTTTCGGAGCCGTCCCCTATATCAATACGGCGGCGATTAACGCCGGAGTTATTAATACGGGCGTCGCGGCGGGAGTCGGACCGGGAGTCGCCGGAGCCGGAGGAGGAGTCGTCGCGGGAGAAGCCGCTACCGGAGCCGGAGGCGCGACCTTACTATCCCGGTTGGGTTTCGGTCTCGGAGTCGGTACGGTTACGTTAGCCGAGTTGGGGATCGCTTGGGGGGTCTCGAAGATGGCCGACGTCGTCGGGGACGCCCTCATAAAGAAATATTTACCGGATCTCGGTAAGGGCCAGACGATAAAGGGCGAGGAATACCGGAGAATCCAGGCCTCCGAGGAGCAAGCCCGTCTACAAGGGGCTTCTCCGGCGAAGCTCGCCCGTTTCCAGGAGACCCTCGATAACCTCTTTAAGGGGATGAATAAGGCGGAGCAGGAAAGCGTCTTCGCCCCGGCCCGGGCCCGGGCGATGAAGGCCTCGCTTATCCCTCAGCCCGACATCCGTACCCAGCGCGAAATCTCTCCTCCCGGAGAGGATAAGATTCGGGGCTCGCTCGATGGAGTCTCGAATAGTTTCGCCGCGCTTCCCGATAAAGCCTCCGGGATTTCGAGTAACCTCGATACCGTCGCCTCGACCTTCTCCGGGTTACCGGGGAAAGCCTCGGCGGTTTCTTCGGCGATCGATTCGTTCGTCTCGGCGATTAACTCGGCGGTCGCGAAGGCGAACGCCTCGATCGCTTCGATTAACGCGGCGGCGATGCTCGTTTAGTTTTCGTCGATTCGCGGGGCGGGGAAGCGAAGACTAGCGTCGTCCGTCTGGAGGAGTAACTCCCGGTTTTTAACATCTTCCTCCGCTATCTCGAAGAGGATCGCGCCCGGTTTTTCCGTTTTAGGTTCGAGGCTAACTCCTCCGTTTTCGCCGGTAAGAAAAAAGGGAATCGGTTTATGGGTATTACCCGCTCCGTCTACCAGTAGGAAGAGGTTACCGAAGTTGAGTGAGGTCGATTCGTGCCCTTGGGTATTACGGATAGTAAAGGCGATCCGGACGTAGAGAGCGCCTTTCGGCGGATGCATTCCCGGAAAATTACCGAAGGATTTTAGGGCGCGGTATTCGGTAATTTCGAAGTGACACCGAGCAGTTTCGAAACTTTTTCTTTCCTCCTTACTAAGGGCTGGAGGAGAAGGTTTATGTTCATTCCAGAAATAGAGCGCGACCGGGATACAAATTATAACCGATAGAAATATTTTTAAGTTTTTCATATACCCTCTCTACATTTCGCCTCGTTTTTTCGTTTTCCGGGAGTCGCGTAATTAGCGGAAAGAGATGGCGACCGTTTTCCAGTACACGACGATCCAAGGCGACGCCTTCGATAGCATCTCCTTCGATCTTTTTACGACCGAGAAGTATATGGGGGAGATTATTACCGCGAACCGGGTCTACGCCGACGTCGTCGATTTCGACGCCGGAGTCGTTTTAACGATCCCGGTCGTAAACGTTACCCCGAACCTTTCCGCCGTGGCCTGGGGGACGCTAACCGCGACCTCGTAATCTCTCTATGATAGTACCGAGTATTACGATCGGCGGTACCCCGCTCCCGGCCCAGATCCTCGCGAGCCTTACCCACGTTACCTATAAGGAGGGGCTCGTCTTTACCGGCGATACGCTTTCTTTCTCGATCTCCGACCCGAAGGGAACCTTCCGGCGCGGCTTCCATCTTAAAGCGGCCCTCCCGGTTACCTGTTCCCTGGCGTCCGGGGGGAAGGTACGGGATTGCGGAACCTTCTATATCCATACGGTCCGGATGAAGGGGGATAAAGGCGGGGGGAGTAATATCGATATAGAGTGTACGTCGATCCCGATAAAGCCGGAGTGCTCGGTAAGGACGGAACGAAAGAGCCGGGCGACGGAAAAGTCGACCTTAAAGGATCTCGCCGCGAAAGTCGCGAAGGAGAACGGCTTAACGCTCCAGTATAAGGCGACCGATAACCCGAAGCTCGACCGCGACGACCAGCATGATCAATCCGACCTCGTCCATCTCGGTAAACACTGCCAGCAGAACGACTTCGCCCTAAAGATCCGGAAGGACGCGATTTGGATCCTCGATCACGAGGCCTTAGAGAAACAGGCTCCCGTCGGCGCGTTCGTTCTCCCGCTTCCCGGTAACCCGGGCGGTTTTAACGGGACGGGAGGGATTATCTCCTGGGAACTAAACGAGTGCGTCGAAGACATCTATAAGGCGGCGGAGGTCGCCTTCAAGGATCACCGGACGGGTAAGACCGTTAAAGAGACCGTTACCGATCCGGGGAACGCCGATCTCGGTACGACTCATCGGGTTAAGGCTAACCCCCACGATAGCGCGGGCCCCAAGTTATCGGTCGATCCGAAGACCGGGGTTCATTACAACCCTTTCCTCCCGCCCGGATCATCCGGCGGTCCGCCGGAGACGTAGTTTTATGGCGATACCGAATCTAAAGCTCGATACCGATCCGACGACCGGGGAACACTTCAACCCTTTCCTAAAAGCTAAACTAGCCGCCGAAGCGAACGGAACGACGTCGAGTATCGAAACCGACTCCGATAAGGTCGAGCGGGCGAAAAAAGTCGCTAAGTCCGAACTTAAAAAGAAGAATCGGAAACGGAATAAGAAAGGGATCGTCGTCCCTTATAACGCGGCGCTCGAATCCGGGACCGTCTACGCGGTTACCGGGAGCCGGAGCGACCTAGACGGGAACTGGCTCGTCGTCGATATGACCCATACTTTCGTTAAAGGCGCGGGAGCGACTTCGACGGTTAACCTGGAGCGGTGCATAACCGCGTTTTAAATATGATCGGACCTTCCTACGGCTCGAACGATTTTAATCAGACCTCGCTTAACCTCCTCCGGTCGGGGACGGTAATCGACCGGCAGTACGGGGTCGGCGGCCCCCAGGTCCGGGTCTCTTTTCCGGACCGGGATATTACTTCGGACTGGATCCCGGTCGCCTCGTCGATGGCGGGAGGGGTAACGACCTACTCCTTACCCCGGATCGGGACGAACGTCCTCGTCGCCCATCTCGGTACCGGGATCGAGAAAGGGGTCGTTCTCGGGAGTAACCCGACGGAGAACGGGGGAGCGATCGGGCCGGGTTCGCCGAATAGCGTCGCGATGTTAGCGGACGACGGCTTCCAGGTCGAGTACAACCCCGATACCGGCGCGTTAAACGTTCTCGGGGCGAAAACGATTACCTTCGCCGCCGGGGGCGATACTCTCCTTTATAGCGAAGGGAATCTTACCGCGTCCGTCGGCGGGACGGCGAATATTACCGCCGGGACGGCGATCGTTAAAGCCGGGAATATTAAGCTCGACGGGAACGTCGTCGTTACCGGGACGCTCGAAGTCGACGGCTTTACGAGTTGTAAGGGCGGAGGAACGACGACTCCGCATATGACGAACGCCGACGGTCTCTCGACGAACTCTTGCTAGCGTAATTAAAGTCGTATGATGCTAGGATGTCTAGGCCCATTACCATTCGTTGCGGGTCGAGGCTCGCTCTTCTCTCCCCATTCTATTAGCAAGGTCCGGAAGAATTCCTGGGCGCGGCATAAGATAATGAACTCGAACGACGTCCTAGAGGATACTGGGGTCGAGCCGATCGAATTATCGATCGAGATGTCGTTCTTCTCGCCGTGGACGTTTTCTCCGGCGGCCTCGTTACCGATGCTGGAAACGTTCGCCGAGTCGAAGTTACCGATGCCCTGCATCCTCGGGAATACGCCCCTAGGCCGGGGCCTACTTACGCTTTTTGTATGCGAATCGGTCGACGCCAAGATGGAGAAATGGTCGGGATCGAACCTAATCGTTATGACGGCGACGGTTAAACTAATCGAGTACGCCTTACCGCCGAGCCCGCTAATGAACTTTCTAAGTAACCCGCTCGGCGCTTTAACCGGAGCGGTTACCGGAGCCGTCTCCGGGGCGATTAGCTCGGTTAGCGGGGCGGTTAGCGGAGCGGCGGGAAACTTTATCTCTTCGATCGGTTTACCGGGACCGGTTGGAAGCGCGGCGGTAAGCGGTCTCGGACTCGGCTCGAACCCGAATATTCTCGCCGCCGGTCCCGCGACTTCCGCCCAGATCGCGGCGGCGAACGCCGCCGGACGAGCGGCGACCGGAGGATAAAGTATGCCCTCGGCCCTAACCCTCTCTTCTTTCGTCGCTAAGGTCGGCGACCAGCTTTTCGATCTCGGGAGCGATTTCCAGTTCGACTTCGAGGTCGAAGCCGGAACGGTCGAGGAAGTCCTCCAGAACGTCTTTAATACCCTTAGTACCCGGCTCGGAACCCAGCGGCTACAGCGGACCTTTGGGCTCGATATGTCCTTTATCGATATGCCCGGAAATATCGCGACGCTTCAGGCCCAAGTCGCTATGCTCCGGGACGTTAGCTATTGGGAGCCCCGGGCGACCTTTAGTAAGATCTCTTTTACTCTCGACCCGGTCGAAGTCCTCGCCGGGGTTTACCGGCTTTACGCCGAGCTAACGATTAATCTCGATCCGGTTTACGCTCTCCAGCTTTTTAAACCTCCGGGCGAAGAGTTGACCTGGGTAATCGACGGGCCGATGGACGGGACGCCGAACGCCGCGACCGCGCAACTCGAAAACGTTACCCTTTAGAGCGCGTAGTTAACGGGCGAGATATGGCTAGTCCTCC